AACATACGATTGTCAGTGGGCTAGTTACAAAAGAGCAGGAAAAATTACCAGACCAAAAGATTAAAGAATTCCTAGATTTCTAAGTTCGTCCGGTGTCCGTTGTTTGCTGCACATTGTGCAGTCTACTCGAATCTTTTCAGTTTCAGAAGTATCTTTCCAAACCCATATTTCTCGAGTATCCCCGCATCTTACACAAGGTGTTTTTTTCTCTTTATCCATTTCTACTTTCGCGTCTGCAAATAATTTTAACATAGCTCTATAAGCTGTTCCACCATGATACTTCTCTTTTGTATACATATTAAAAAAAATTACCTATTCCTAAAGTAGCTGCACCAATAACCACGAGCCATATTAATCCTTTAATTAAAAAAAAGTAAAACCCTCCTACAAGTAAATTTTTATATATCTTTTTTTTCATATTTTAGTCAATTAATGGAAAATAATTATGAAGTAATTCATGAGTAAACTCTTCTTTGTGTCTTAATACTTGTAAAGGAATAACGTCAAAAGCAATGGTTATTCTATGTTTTTCATCATTTAACCATTCAGAGCTTCTATGTAGGTCTCCTTCTGATTTTCCTATAACACACAAACCATCTCTACTACTAATTCTATAAATCTTTTCTTTATCATGAGGTATTTTATAATCAGTATGGGAATTATATTTCCCCTCTGTATTTACACAATAAAAACCGTGATAAGTTTTAAACTCTTTATCCCAATGCTTATGCCAGTCTATATTGTTACCTTTTTTAAAAATATTTGCCCAGCAACGTATATAATATTTAGTGTTTTTCTCTAGAATTTGACTAAAATGTAGAGTCATATTTTTATACAATTTAGATAATTCACTGCACGGAAAAGAAAACAAATTGTATTCTCTATGATAATATGAAGCTAGACATCCGTAAATATTTTTTCCTGATGGAGGAGGAAAATTTTTTTGAAAATGGTTTTCAACATGGCAACAAGTTTTGTATAATTTATTGTTATCAATATCTTTAAATTGCAATGCCCACAAATAGTTTTTAAATATTTCTGTTTTCATGTATCAAGTTCTGGCCTTGAATAAACCCACATATAGTTTTTCTTATAATATTTGTAAAATTCTTTGTCTTTAAAATAACCTGCAATACGATCAGAAGGCACTTGATCTGATACAATACACTCTGCCACATTCTCGTATTCAGATTTTTTTAGTTTCTTACTCATAAAGCATACTCAAAGTTTTGTGTTGTCGGGTTAATACTAATTAGTTTTGCTTGATTCCTAATATGAAAATGCGTAGCTACAGGAGTCAAAGGAGAAAGAGTTACTACTTTTTTAATTTCTTTTTTACATTTAATAAGGTCTATTACTTTTTGTATAATTTCTCTGCCAGCTCCTCTTTTTCTAGACCAAACCGTATAAGCAACCGCAGTATTTGCATCCTTTTTAAAAGATGCGTTTTGGGACATGATGTCTAACTCTTTTACAGATTTTGGAATATCATTAGTATAAGCAATACAAACAATCCCTTCAATTTCATTATTAAACTTAAGACCATATATTTTTCTTCCGTAGCTCTTTCTAAATTCTAAATCTAATTCAGGTCTAACAGGATCTTCTTCAACGTTGATAGAATTAAGTTCTACTAACTGAGTTCCTTTAACCCATTTAAAAAAATTATCTATTTTATCTTTAATAATATCCATTATTCTAAATTTTTTCCAAAAAGTAATGTATAACTTACTCTTCTATTTTCTACACCATCTTTCATTGAAACACTATTACTTTCATGAAAGTAGGCTCCATTAAAAAAAATAGCTCTATTACTTTTATACGCTATTTTAATAGGAGAAACATTATTTTCCATAATATATTTTTTCATTTCATCAGAATTATAATTCCAATCTACTCTTTTCCAATCCGAAGGGGGTAATAGTTTGTAAATATTTAATCCATTTTTACTCGAATCTTCTACACTTTCATTAGAAGATACCCAAACATTTAAATTAATTAAAGATGGATCTGCGTGCATAGGAACACCTGCTTCATTTTCAAAATAAACAAAACTCCAACCTCTTTGAAATTCAGGCAATACGTATTTATTCTTTATTTCTTTCACTATTAAATCTGTGATGTAATCTTGGCCAGGTTTATAGTTAGTAGCACCGTAAGTTTTATACTTATCATCAAAATATTTACCGTAAAGCACTCTTGTTTTTAATATATCTAAACACTCTTTTGTAAAAAAATTATCAACAATCTTAATATCATCGAGTTCTGTTAAAATTTGATTATTGTTAAGTGCTTTTATTTTACTCATTTTCCTTAGCTTCTCCCCAACTCTGGCCCAAAGCTACATCACATTTAAAAGGTACTTTTAAGTTTTCTACAGCATTTTCCATTTTACTTTTTATAACTTTAACGTCAGCGTCAGTTCCTATACTAAAACATAATTCATCATGTATTTGTAATAAAGGTAAATGTCCTGCCTTATAACAATCAATCATTGCTTGTTTAGCTTGATCAGCTGCAGATCCTTGTATTAGTCTATTTAAAGCTTTGTAAGTAAATGCTCTTCTTATGTTATTTCCATAATTAGCTTTAGCTTCATTGTAATTCATAGCTTGGTTCATTCCAAACGTGGCAGGCTCCCATTTATCAAACCTACATTTACGTCCTTTAATAGTTCTAATAAAACCAAACTTACTAGCAGATTGCGTTACAGCACTAGCTAATTTTTTTACAAAAGGGACTCTTGAATTGTATTTATTTAAAAGGATCTCTGCTTTGTCCTTACTAATTCCTAATTCTTTTGAAAGCTTTGCTTTACCCATACCATAAAACAACCCTAAATTAATTGTCTTGGCTTGTGTTCTAGATATATCAGCCATATCAGCTACAATTTGGTGGAAGTCTGCAGACTCATCTTCGTAAGCTTGTATAAATTCCTCAGACCCGTCTAATTTTTCTCCTATAGATGCAGAGTAATGGGCCACAAGTCTTGGCTCTTGTTGTGAATAATCAAAAGATCCCCACTGTCTTCCCTCCTCAGGTAAAAATAAACTTCTAATTTTATTTCCGTATTCTTTATTTCTCGCTGGTATTTGTTGAAGGTTTGGATTTGCATAAGACAAGCGTCCGGATACAGTGCCTCCTTGATCTGAACGTAATTGGTTTATCTCTGCATGTATTCTTCCTTTATGAACATATCTTTGTATAGAATCAATAAAAGTAGAATGAAACTTATTTATTTCTCTTGCCTCTCTGACTAGAGCAGCAATTGGATGCTCACAATTTTGTAACCAGTTAGTTGTAAATGATGGCTCATTTGATTTTGCTGTTCTTGGATATTCAACACCAACTCTGTCAAATACTTGCGCTACACTTCTTGCAGCCCAAATATCTACAGCAATTGTCGTTTCCTTTTTAATTTTATGTAATACTTCGGATTCCTTTTTTCTAAATTCTTTTTTTAATATGTGAGCTTTTTCTTCATTTACTCTTATACCTGTCTGTCTCATTTTTATTAAAATTGGTAACAGATCCATTTCCATTTCCCAAACATCATTAATAGATTGTTTTTGTACTTCAGCTTTAAATCTATGCCATAACTTTAAAGTTAATGCTGCGTCTTGCTCTGCATAAAAACCAACATAGCCTGCAGGCATTTTCCATAAATCTTGTTTAGGATCAATACCCCATTCCTTTGCTTTCTCTTTTAAGAAAGTCTCATTTTTTATTTCACCTAAATAATCTTTTGCACATGCGTTAAGGGAAAAGCTCCATCTATTTTCATCAATAAGAGCTGCAGCAACCATTGTGTCAACAATCTTTCCATTAATTTCAAATCCGTTTGCTAATAACCAACCCACATCGTAAGAAGCATTATGAAATATTTTTGTGCTAGGTCTTTTAAGTAAATCCACCATCCAAGCTGTTGTAACAGCTAGATCCATATTACCACCAGCATCGTGTGCTATTGGAAAATACCATTGTTTACCCAGTGCAGCCACAGCAAAACCTACAACATGGCCCTTACCTGTTGCCCAACCTGAGCCTAATTTTTTAAGTTCGGGATCTTTTGTTTCCAAATCAATCGCAACTTCATCTGCTTCTCTTAAGTCAGGATATTCTGATGGTGCTACCCAATCAGAGTCATTATATATAAAATTTAATTGATGACTCATGAATCTTGCATTTGAGCTACCATCGCTGCCCACTCCTCTTCTTTTTCAATAGAATCATCAGGAAGTTCTACTTTCTTTTTTTTCTTTTTCATAAAATCTATCTCCATCTCACAATAATGAATTATTTTTTCTAAATCTTGAATTCCACCTTTGTTTTTGTATCTGCACGTATATCTAATTACATTGGCTTGAAAAGGATTAAGTTCGTTTTCTTGAATAAACGTCCAAGGTTCGATGACAAAAGATTTATAGTGAGATCCACCAATTTGTTTCTTAGGCATAGTTACTTTTATACAATTTATAATATTTACTCAAGGGAAAATGATACTTGTGATATGTACCTAATAAATGCAGTGTATTAATACTTCTTGTAACGCCTGTATACCACACTCTAAGTTCTTTGATTCGGTCTTCTAAACTTTTTCTATCAAAATGTGAAGGGAAGTTGCATTTAGCTGATATTACTACATTGTCCGCTTCTCCTCCTTTAACTTGGTGAATGGTGTCTATAATAATTCTTGCTTTGTCATCTAAATT